CGTGATCTATGGACCAGCTTTCTTCGTTGTGCCCCCAGCCGATCGTTTCCAGCTCGACTCGATCGTCCTGGACATCACCGCCGACCGTGATCAGACCGACGCCGTCGGGGACTTCCGCATCCCAGACTTCAGTCCGTGCTGCCAGCCGCCTCTCGCTGAGCGCGCGATCGCCGCGATCTTCGTACGGCTCGCCGAGCACGAGGTTGATGAACGTCTGCCGCGCGAGCGGGTCGTCTTTCACGCGGAGCCATTCGGCAACAAGATTCGACCAGCACGCGTTCGGAAAAAGGCTGTATCCGGCCCAGATATGAAATCCGGCATGCCCCTTGAATGGCTTCGTCGCGCGCCACTCGCCGTTCGTCACCATGTCGGCCTTGTCGGCCTCGTGGATAATGCAGCCGTTGTGCCGGCAGACGTAGTAGACGCTTTCCGGAATACCGTTGCCGTGCTCGTCCTTGTCCCACTTCATGCCGTGGGGCGTATCAGGGCCGCCCCATTCGAGCACTTGCCGCTCGCCGCAGTGCGGACACGCGACGAAGAAGTAGCGCTGATCGCTCTCGCCGAAGCTCTTCTCGATCCGGCTATATCCCTTCACCGTCGGCGTCGAGCCGAGAACGATCTTGCGATTCCAGAACGTCTCAGACCGCTTCGTGCCGAGCGCGATCTGATCGCCTTCGTTGCCCGCACCGTCGACCGGATAGGCGTCGACCTCGTCGAACATCACGACGCGCGACGTGATCCGCCGGAAGCCCGCCGGGCTATTCGCGCCGACGAGCGTCAGGCTCGAACCATTGCGGAACGTCTTCGCAAGGATCGTCTGATCGCTGTTCTTCGCCTTCTGATCGCCCGCGATCGCCGCGAGGACCGGCGTGTCGCGCAGCATCGGCGCGATTTCCGTCTTCGAATAGCTCTCCGCATCCTCGACGCGGGGCTGCACGACGAGAACCGGCGAAGGATCCTGGTGGATGAAGAAGCCGACCGCGTGATCCATCAGCTTCGTATAGCCGACTCGGGCCGACTTCATTACGCTGATCTTCTCGACGCTGGGGTCGGTTACTGCATCCAGCATGCCCCTCTGATAACCGAACGCCCGGAAGCGGCCGGTCTGCGCACTCGTCTCGCGCGACAGAACCGCATAACGCTCGGCCCATTCGCTCAACGTCAGCTTGGGCGGCGGCGTCAGGTTCTGGCGAAGCGCCGTCGCGAGGCCCGCCCGCAACGCGTCATAGCCGCGCGCGTACCGCCTGGTGCTATTTAGGGTTGCCTGCTCCATCGCGAGTGAGTTCTTCGAGTGCTTCTGTGATGACCTCCTGCAACATGTCCTGCAACTCGGCAGGCGTCTTGCACCGATGGAGACGCGGAGCCTGTTCCGCGGGAATTGACAGCAGGCGGGTTCGGACCTTGGCGTATTCGGTGCCGACTGCTTTCGCCACTTCGGCAACGTCGATAACCAGACCGGAGTCGCGGTCGTATTCGAGCTGAGCCTTCAGCCCGAGATAGTTCTCTTTGAAACAGCGCGCCGCGTCGAAGTCGAGCAGCTCGACGTTGCCCGAGAGAATCCGGTCCGCGACGTCAGCGGCGTCCTCTCGCGCGCCGAGCGTTACCTCGCTCGCTGCCTGGGTAACAGTTTTGCGTTTGTTACCCTGAGGCGGGGGGGTAACAGTTTGGGTAACAGCCGGCGTGCCGTCACGCCGGTACTTTTTCAGCAGCTCCTTCCACTTCGTGACCGTCTTCCGGCTGACGTTGTGGAGAACCGCAAACTCGCTCTGTTTCATCGCCCGAATCTGTTACCTGTTACCCAAATTTGAAAAGTTTGTGCCTAGAAAAAGATCGCACGCGCGCAGTGCCCGCGAAGCAGAAGGGCGGAGAGGGACCCGCTTGTAAACCCTACCCGCCACCCCTCCAAATCGACCACCCCCGCCCTCCTTTCGTGCACCTTTTACAACCACCCCAGCGCCCCGCGGCTCAGTAGTTGCCGTCAGCGAGGATGCGAACGCTGGGTTGGTCTACGTCGATAGCAGTAGCCTCGTGCACCTCTGCGTCACCGGGAAGGCCGCGAGCGCGCAATGCGACATTGAGCAGGTGCTCGGCAGCCGCAGCACAATCTGCGACAACGACCGCTGCGACGCCTACAGGCCAAACACCGGTGAAATCGGTGCACGTGTAAATCTTCATGGCACGGCTCACTTGTGGTTTGCGTTGCCCTCGATCTCCACATCGAAGTCGATGATGCTTAGCTTCAACACTGGTACACCGTATCCGTCCTGTTCGATAGCCATCGCTGTGACACCTGCAATCACGGTTCCGTCTGGCAGTTCAATGCGCGCCGGCTTGAGGCCGATGCTGTCAGCGGCGTTCCTAACGACGCGCAAAGCGATGCGCGCCCCAGTCCGTGAGTTTCCCTTCGGGCCTGGCGGTGGTGGCAGTCGATCCATTCGTCTTTCATCTCGCCGTCGCGAGCGCCTTTGCAAACGCCGCGGCAAACTCGGCGCGATATGTGGATGCGACCACTTCCCGGCCGCGCTTTCCGAAGTCGAGATGCTGCTTGACCGGTTGCGCATCGCCGAAGCGGATCAGCAGCTTCAAATGACTCGTCTTGTTCGCGCCACGCAGCGCGACGCCACGCTTCCCGCTGCGCTTGATCGCCTTGACATCGGTCGGGCGCTGCCACACACCGCCGATTGACTCGCCGCTCGCTGTCTTGATCGATCCAACGAAAATGTCCGGCCGCCCTTCCAGACGCTTAAGCGCGGATGGGCTGAAGTTGCCGTACTGGTTGAGCAGCGCCATGTCCTTCGGATTCAGCCACGTCTTGCCAGAGCCGATGAGCTTATGCGTGCCACCAAACTCATACGGCGCGAGATACGCGGCCGCGATGTCCTTCACGAACACCGTCGCTTCTTGCGTGTTCTTGCGCGCGGCCTTAACGCCAATCGAGTTGACTGTGAATGGCGTCGGCCGGTCAAACACTTGAGGAAGGGCCGCTTTCTCGGCGGCCTGAACGCGTTTTGCGACTGCCGTCAGCGCCTGTGCAGACGCGAACGGCAGTTGCTTGCGTTCGAAATCGTTGAGCCTCCGCGTCAGCGCGTCGAGATCCGACTGGACACTGATGCGGATGGGGCTCTGCATTACTCGCCGTCCTTGATGGTCGGGTGATTCTTCAGATCGGCCAGCCGTTGGATCAGGCGCTGGTATTCGTGCACGGCGCTATTGCCGATCATTCTCACCAGCGCTTCGATCTCGCCGATGATCGTCAGCGGGTGCTCATCCGAGCCAGACCCATTCGGGCCAGCAGAAAGTGCCGTCTCCGACTCCCCCGCTTCGGCACTGCCAGCCTCCGCATCAGCGGCGCCACCAGCGTCCAAAGGGACGGCATCCGACGACACGCTTGCCGGCGCTTGCGCATCGAGGTTCGGAGCGGCCGGCGTCGGATTCAGATCTGTAGCGCCCGCGCCGCCCGGATCTGCTTGTGCGTCAGAAATCACCGCCGGCGAAACGTCGACAGAACTCGCGCCGGAGCCGTTTCCCTGCTCACCTGCCGTATCCGAGCCGGTCGCAGACACAGCCGGGTCCAGCGCAGCCAGGGCATCGCCAGCCGTCGGCGCGGCTGACGAGGTTTGCTCCCCCACATTCGCGCTCGGGTCGACGCCCGCACCGTTGGCGATCAGGTCGGGAATCTCGTCGCGCGTGATCTCGCGGATCGGCGCGACCGCCGCCTCGTCGTTGTCAAAGATGACGTTGGTGTCCGGATTGAACTTGAGCATAGCAACCTCCGAAAAGAAAACGCCCCGGCACAGGCCGAGGCGTCAAATCAGGGCAGTTGCCCCGCCGAGGAGACACGCATGAACGTGTTCGAGAAAGCAAAAAGCCCGCTCAGCGGCGGGCTTTCTCTACCGACGACTTCGCCTCCCAGTCGGGAAGCGAAAGCTCACGCGCGAGGCGGATTCGGTAATCTGGCGCGATTATAGGACGGTTGCTTCTGGTTTACAACCTGTCTTTCGCAAGTTCTTCATGAATGCTCGTGCATGGATTTTCGAGATGTGTTGCCGGAGCGAAGACTCGGCTTCGGCCAGCACGATTTCGAACTGCCGCCCGCGCAACAC